GATATGACTATATCCACTAGATGGATAGCAGGCACAGTACTGACCATTGCCTCTCATCTCTACCATTGTAGCTCCTGTAGGATATTTAGCAAATACTCTACCATTAAACTTCTCTTTTGATCTAAAATAAACATGATATCCACCTCCTGCTGTAGTGTAACAGGATAGCATCCCATCTTTGATTAGCATCTTAATGGATGGCACATTAATAAAGTCATCAAATGTATCTTTAATAGGCTCACCATTATGGCAGTCAAAGTCAATGCAATAAAATTCACTAACTAATCCACAGGCTATCCCTATTTTTTCAGCTTTTAAGAATCTACTATCTACATCTGTAATAGTTTCATATAGAAAATTATGACCTGCCTCAAGCATTGGAGCTTTGCTGTTCCAAAGTGGTAGAGGATTCAATCCCTCTGCTATTAATTCATTAGCTACATCTATTAGATTCATAATTTATATAAAAAAGAGAGTCCCCCTAAGCGAACAGCCAAGTTGATAGGGGGATTTATACTCTCTAAGATTAAAGTCTTTGTCATTTGGCTGTTCAATTTTTACAAATGTAATAATAATTATTAATACTTTACAAAGTGTGCAATCTTTTTTTATCAACATACAACTTTGCACAGACTTTGCACACCCAAAAGTTAGCAGTACCAAGGCTTTGTGCAAAGTTGGTCTTTTTTTTTACTTTTTTTTTTTCATCCTGGTCTTATAGTATATATAGGGTAGGGGCTTTTTCTCAAAACTTTGCACAAATCAATCTAAAATACTGATAATCAATGTTATTTTATGTGCAATCTTTTGTGCAAAGTTGTAAGGACCATTTTAACATTGCACAAAAAAAGCTCCGAAGAGCTTTAAATTATTTCTGCTAGTTCTTTAGCTGTCATATATTCTTTAAATTTATTGACCTTATCATAATCCCAAGGCATCTGAATCCTTACATTGATGTAGTTAAAATGCTCTATTGCCGAAACTTTGTACTTATCCTCATAATTATCATTAACAGCAGCCTCAACTAATGGCTCTATCTCATGCAGATATACTTTATCCTGCATCCTGGTCCATCTCCTGTGCATTTTGATACCATGTATAACACTAGCATGATGTCTATTAAGGAGCTTGCCGATATCAGTCAGTGACATCTTACATTTATTCAGCCTGTACATTATATAGTATCTTTTATAGACATAGGCTCTATTTCTAGAGTTGTTAGTTAGCTGATACTTTGCAATCTGTTCTTTTAAAAAATCTATTTCTTCTTTCATTGTTCTGAGTTTTGTTTGTTGTTTTACAGAGTATCATCAGTGACACTCTGTTGTTTAAAAAATAGTCAGGACAGGACTTGAACCTGTATGATAACTTATGAGCTATACTTATGGGTCTTTCAAGGTTACTCACGTTATCTTTACTATTAACCTTTATTCATGCGTCTACCAATTCCGCCACCTGACTATATTACTTTTTATATTGTTGTTCTGATTTAAAGGTTTCATTGTAGTATTGTTCAAATTGCTTTTCCATTAATTTTTGCCAAGCTTTATCTTCATATTCAGTTCTAATACAAGCAAGCTTCATCTGCTCTTTCTCCATTTCTTTTGCTTGTTCAATATCTTCAATAGTAATAATACTTTTGTTTACATATTGCTCAAATAACCATTCTACTGCTGTTTGTTTCATAATAACTTAGTTTGAGTTACTGACTTAAATAGATCAGACTGAGATTCTAATACTCCTGTAGCATTAATGAAATCAATCTCTACTTTTGCAGATTGGATTAGAGTTCCTGCAAGCTGAGATATTGCCTTAGCTTTATCTACCTCTACATTTACCTGGTCTGTTGTTAATGTTTCATCACTCAATCTCTCGAGAGCCATGAAGATGTGATCTCTTAAATCACTTAGTTTGTTTTGTGCCATTGTTATTTATTTTATTTATTAGTTTACATTTTAATCTCATCACCTGCTGAAGCTCTTTAGGCAATCTTTGTATGGTATTTCTAGCCATGTTCTCCTTTTTAGTAATCATTAGCAGATTATCAATATCATTATTCAGATAATTACCATCCTTATACACTACTACCATCCCCTTAGGAATTGGTCCATTGTGCTGTTCCCAAGTGTACCTGTTTAGCAGCTGCCAATTACAATCTGATAGCTTGATATACAGGTACATCTTTCCTCCTGTATCCTTTCTCTGATGGATAGTACCTATAGGCTGAGTGTTAGGAGGTACAGTACCTTTTTTAAACATAGTGTGAGCCACTTTCTGATATACTTCTGTGGACATTTTTTGTCCTTTGTTAGCAGGTACATTACCTTTCTTAAATTGAGTAGCTTTACCACCTAGATATCCTGGAGGGAATTGTGTAGACCTTAAGTATTTAGGATCTTTCTTAATACCCATAGCAAATGCTCTATTATAAACTGATGACTCTGATAATCCTAAGTCATCTGCTATCTTTTTAGTAGGCTCAAATGGATACCTTTCTCTTATGATGTCATTCATACCTCTTCAATTAATAGAATTAAATCATCATTTTTCTGTATGAGCTGCTTAACATGATCAGCATCATAAGCCTCTAATATCCTAGTCACTAATTTTACAGGACCATTCCAATAGTCAAAGGTCTTATACACTACTTTATATATCTTCATTGTCATTATTTTTAATTGGCACATCTAAGCCATACATTAAGTCAAACATTGCAAAATCTCTGTTAGCATTTCTCTTGCTACCCTCATAATTCTGAAAGTACCACTCTCTAAATTGTAGGTATTTTTGGTGAGTATATTCACCATTAGCTATAGCGTCCTGGACCTCTCTAGCTAGCTTTGTGAACTCAGTCATTGGATTTATTATTCATGGCTTGTAAATACCTGAGGTAAAGAGGCAGATTAAATCCACCTCGTATCTCATCTGATGTTCTCCTACTATTCCAAAATTTTATAATTGCGTTGAATGTCATAGCTTAGATTTAAGTAGATTAAGATTTGCATCATTTAGAATAAACAGGGACATATCTCCATCATCAGTCTCTGATGCATTGTAGGTAAAAGGCTCAATAGTGCCTGATATGTATACATCACTGTCATAGTCAGTAGTCCAATTAGAAATGTATTGATTGCCATTTTTGTATAGGTCTATAAAGTTCATGATATAAATTCTAAAAAAGTGAATAAAAATAAGATTGATAATGTTGCAGATACTACTATGACAAATGCCTTAGCAATAGCAATCTCTTCAGCTCCTACAGGAGTAAAATAATTAATTAGTTTTTTCATTGTATTATTTTTTAAATTGGTTAAATAAATTCTCAATTTCCTCTAACTGCTCTTTGTTCAAAAAAGTAGTTAAGGTCTGAATAATTAAATGCAGTTGATTTGTGTTTAGTTTGTCCTCCTGCTGTTGTACTTCTAAAAAATCTAAGACTTGATTAAATGTTTTCATGTGTAAAAGTTTAATTGTTGATAACTATACGCCAAAGATATTAAAAAGTTTTATATCTGCAATAAAAAAGTGTAATTTATATTCATTCTAAATAAGGATAGGTCGCAATTTGCGACTGCAACCGCAGAATATTATAATAATTTAGGGTTATAACCTTAAGAATATCATGTAATTTCAAAGTATTACCTTAGAATTACATAGTTAATCGGAATTATACCTATTATGTAAAGCATATCTTACACAAAAAAAAAGCAGCTGCGTGCTGGGTAGCTTACAACTGCTTTCTTTAACATGGAAACAAGTGCTAAGTTAATGCTTATATTTGAATTTTAAAAATTCTACATAAGTTTTATTATTTATTTTAAAGTGCTTAACGCAATCTATACATTTCATCCAATAGTGAATAGTCCCTGCAGCAGTCACTACCTTTTTATTAATCCTTACATTATAGTTAGTGCATTCAGGGCAGCAGAACTTCTCATCTCCCTCCATTACAGCATAATTAGTAGCAGGAGCTGCATAAGAATTGAGCTTATTAAATACAGCTTCTAGAACAGTGACATCCATTTTGCAATATGCCACCATCTTATCCATTGCTTGCTGATCTTTCTTAAATACAATATCTTTCCACAAATCTAATCCCCCTGTATCCATCTTTTGACCTACTCCTAAATACTTAGCAATATAGTCTAGTTTATTACTATTAAAATTAAAGTACTTTCTAGCCCATTTAAGAGTATCTATAGTCTTTGGTGAGGTGAATACATCAATACCATGTAATAGAGCTCTTGTACGTATCCATTTGAGATCAAATCTATCCCCATTATGAGCCACAATTTCATCAGCTTGAGCCATAACTTTGAGGAATGCCTTAATCATTGCCTTATCAGATTGCTTTTTATCCCAAGTTAGGAACTGTACATCCTGCTCATGCTCCCATTTGTAGCAGATGCAGATAATTGCTCTTTCGTGGATGATGTCACCTGGATTAATAGTTAGGTTATATCCTGACCGCCAAAATATACCAACATTGAATGATGTCTCAATGTCAAAAAACAGTCTTTTTCTTACCATATATGGTGTAAACTTAGAACAAATATTTCTCCCTTGCAAATTTAAAGAGATATGATAGCAGTAAGCCTATACCTACTCCCACAAATAATAGACTAAGATTGCCTCTAGTTCTAGGTCTTGTAGCTTTAGCCTGTGCTTTCTCTACAATACGATCTTTGTAGATAGTTTTGACCTTTAGTTTATATTCTATTTTTTTATCTAGTCTAGTCTTAGGAACATAAGTTGTTCTATACTTTATAATAGTATCCTTAGTAGTGATGAACTTCTCCCATACTATGCTATCATGAATGATAACAGGGATAGAATCTAAAGTTGTGATTCTTATAGTATCTCCTGTCTCTTCACATTTATATCCTTTCTTAATTGCTTTATTAAGATGATATTGTGCAGAGCAGCTGCTGAGTAGTAGTATTATGGCTAAGTATCTCATCATTCTTTTATTTCAAAATGCATCCAATCATAATTTTTCTCTCTACCCAAAGATATAAAACCATGCTTATAGAATATATCTATCATTGCTTTATACTCAGGTCTTGCAAATCTTGCAGTTTTCGATGATTCTTTGAGTAGATTTCTAGCAGGATCTAGGTCTATTGCTATACCCCATGAGTGCATGGATAAAGCTGTACCCCCCCTCATCTTTCTATAGTTGAAACATCCACCGAATAAATCAATCCCTAACTCTTTAATCTTCTCGTATCCATACTCAGATAATAGCTCACAGAATACAGCTGTAAAATTAGAAGCCACTAACTTATGGCACATCATAGTATTGACAGTGCTGTCTAAGTCCCAAGCTATACGCATTGGATAAGGTAGCTTAATCTTCACTAAGTATCCTGCTCCTGTTACATTAGCAGTACCGTATTTAGATGTAAGTTCCCATCTAGTCATTTCAGTTTGTTTAGGTCCTCTTTAATATCTTTAGCTCTAGCAAATAATAGCTTCATTGATTGCCATAAGTCTATGCCTTTTACTACTTTATAATTCTCATTGATAGACATCACCTCAATACTAGATAATACTAGAGCTACAATTTTGGTGAGCATAAATGGTACACTGAAAAAAGTGAGGATGATATCATTTAGTATGAATTGGTCTATTAAAAAGAACATTATCACAGTGATTTCATAGAGTGCTAACTTGCTGATTATAGCTGAGAGCTTTCTGCTAGTTATTTTATCCCCTAACTTATTAGCTTTCCAAATGCCAGTGATAGTATCAATGATAATTAATACTCCTATCATTATTAGGATGCCACTTATTGGTAAAAAAAATGCAAAGCATATAGAGATAAGAGTCAAAAGTTTGGATTGTATTGATATTAGTAATAGTGATAGTTGTGCTTTCATTCGTGTCCCTCCATTTGTAATGCTAGAATAAAACTAAGGTAGCCTATTATACTACCTCCCATTAGCTTAAGATATAGAGCAGGCTCACAAATTAATGATATGCCTGTTAAGTATCCTAAACTGAATACTATAATTGATAAGACTCCTGAGTGCTTCATATTATTAAGATTGAATTATTGTAACCATTGTTACCTGCACCTCCACATAGACCATTACATTCTAGTAATCCATTAGATAAACAGCTACAGCCATCAATCATAGGTCTAAGGTCAGTATCTCTGTTAGTTGTACCTGTGAATATTGGATACAAAGCTCTGTTCTTAAGTAGGTATCTAATCAATCTCTGCTCAAAGAATGCAGCCTTTTGTGCATAGTGTTCCATGCTGAATGCTATAGTACCTCTATCTACAGATGAGCTGTTATCTCCAAACTGAGATTGCAATCCTTTGTTCTTTAGCTGTAGACTAAGACCAAATACAGCATCCTCTGCTGCTCTCCATGCTATAATAGGCTGAATGAATGTTACTAAAGTCTCTTCATCAGGATCTAAAGTCTGATCATTGTACTTAGTTAGCAAGTCATTGTAGAATGTAGTACCTAAAATAGGCATGATTCTTAGCTGAGCTTGAGTAGCTAGGTAAGGAGTAACATTGTTTACATCTACATTAGCTGTGATGGGTGTGTTATTCTTTAAGTAAGTTTCTGTTATAAAGTATAGCATTATAGTATAGGTGTTTGTGCAATTTGTGATTTGCTTTTATCTCCACCTGCTACAGGAGGTAGTGATGCTAAGGCTCTAATCTCATTCTCAGTCATAGTCTCAAGTACTTTAGTAGCTACCAAAGGTGATAGACTATTAAGTGCATCATTAGTCTTAGAGGTATCTCCCTCAAGTTCTACTATTGCCTCATTAATTATCTGATAGTTATTGATAGTGAAATCTGCATCTATCTTAGCTATGAATAACAGCTCATTAAAGATATCAGATACCATATCTCTCAATGGCATTACTACATTTTTCTCAAATATGATGTAAGCCTGCTTAATATCTGAGCCATTTCCTAGTGAGCCTGTAGTACGGATTCCCATAAGTATAGGATCAATGGTGTGACTAAAGCAAATCTGCTCAGTATTCAGCTGTGATGCCTCTTGAAATAGGCTATCATTACCATTAGTAGGTAGTGACTCTATCTTAGGCAGTTGATCTGCTGAGTTTGCAAAAAATGCTACAGCTTTACCTGCATTAGCAGCACCTTTCAATCTATCAATAGTATTTCTTATCATGTTTTTCTCCTCCTCAGACTGAGGTCTTTTAGGGAACATCATAGCAAAGGATGGAAAGACTGAATTTTGGATGTTACTTTTAGCAAAGTAGCTAAGTTCACCTGATAAAAAAGCAAAGTTTAGAGCTGAGGTATAGGTAGGTAGTGGATAATAATCCTGACCAATACTCTCTACCTCATATACAAAAAGTTGCTCATAATCTCTAGAGGTAGGAGTGTATCTCCTTATCTCCTGGACTCCAATCCTACTAGCCCAATCATCACAGATATAGTATCTCTTTCTATCTAAGTTTACTCTAAGTTTCTCAGGAGATAGATTGACTATCTTTGTGAGCTTCATCTTATCATCAAAACATAACTTGAAATATATTCTATTATGTAGTATTAGTTGCTGAGTTACTGCAGGAACTATCTTTTTAATGTTTAATTTTCTCTCTAGTGTGTATAGCTCTAGTCTATCCTGAGGAGTAAGTCTATCAGCTACAATATTAAATCCACCACCTACAGCTGCATTCACTTTATACCCCACTATTGAGCCATGTAATGGACTGCTATAGAATATCTGATTGAGTAGCTCAGGGAATAGGTTATCCTGCCCAAAGGGGATGTATCCATTAGTCTGATTCCTACCATTAACATAAGGTAGAGTTAGATTTGCACCTCCTACTTTAAGGAATGGAGTAGAGAATGACTGATATCCCTCTACTATTTCATGCTTTACTGTTTTAAAAAAATCTTTTAATGCCATAATTATTCATAAATTGATGATACTATTGGTCCTGATACTACCATCCTGCCCTCTTCAATCACTACTCCTGTAGAGTTAGCAATAGTTGGAGGTGTGATAGTTGACTCATAGATACTATATGTATACTGTCCTTTAATTAGTTCCAAATCTACAGGCTCATCTAGCTCAAACTGATTGAATCTTTCAGGATAAGCTGATAGATCAGCAGTGTAGAATGTAATAGGTGCAGACAGCTTGTCCATTTCATTCTGAAAAACAAATAAATAATAAGGAGTAGGCAGTGTACTTACCTCAGTGAGAGTAAGGATAATCTGATTGACCTCATCTTTTTTTATGTATATCATATAACTATATTATAACAGACTCAAAAAATGTTTAAAAAAAAAGCCCTACAATATGCAGAGCTTTAATTATTAGGGTGTTAAATTACGATTGTACAGCAGGTGGAAAGTCTGTTGGATTGCCTGTAATTACTGTACTAAGCACCTCATAAGCCAAGTGCTCTGACTCTGCAAGTAATGTAATACTGTACTTAGAACCATCAGCTCTCGCTGTGCCTGATCCCTCACCTGTTGCAGTAAGTTGTACATTCTCAAAGTACCAATATTTGTCATTAGCATCCTGGATAAATACAGCTAAATACTGCTGACCTGATCCAAGTACATTGATAGCTTCTGACTTATCTTTGTCTCTACGATTAAACATTAAAGTAATAGTCTGAGTAACAAAGCTAGAGCCATTGATTAGATCTACTGCAGTATCCTCAGTATAGTTACCTGTGTTTCTGTTAATAGCAAAAGGTACACATGGATCACCTACAGTTATAGAAGTTATCTGCCAAGTACCTGAAGGTACTATAGGAACAGCTGTAGTAATCTCATCTTGTTGGTTTACCCATACATTTTTTATCCCTCCAATATTGTTGGAGCAGTTTTTTTGGATTGATTGTAATGCTTCACAGCTCATTGTATATGTTTTAAGTAAAGGGAGCTTGCACTCCCTTAGATTTATAAATTAGTTAATTATGTAGCAGAGTTGTAGAATACAATCTCAGTACCATTAACGTGAGTAAATCCTACTTTCATATTTGCACGAGTTCTGATTACAGGCTCAGCAATAGTATCAGCTAAATTTACAGCTCGTAATGCTTTACCATCACCCTCTGCATCAAAAGCATAAATGAAATTAGAACGAGGTGAAG